ACCAATCTTGTAATAGAGATTGATTTTATCAGCAAGATTATAAGAGTTCAAGTCATCATCACCAATATCAAAGAAGTCCTGATCAGATAGTTCTTTATATCCACGATAGAACGACTTGGAGATACCAGCATAACGTCGCTTCATCAACTTCTCAATACGAGCATCCTCAACAACATTTACAATCTGAGGGTTGATTCGCCTATCTTTAATCCAATTAATATCAGGCGTGTAGAGGGCGTGACCGACCTCATGACCTACCAACATGTCATAGACCATTCCACTTGCCTTCTCCCACATAGGGAGCGTCAGGACGCGACTATGGACGTTGAAGCAAGCGGTCTCCACTTTCTTGTGCTCAACTATCAGATCCTCAGTGGCAAGCAACTTGGCAAGTTGGGACTTGATTTCGTGGCGAACGGTCATGGGTCTAATACGTATGGACCTATTATACAAAAAAAGGAGGTCCGAAGACCTCCTTATAGACAGTTTGGAAACTGGTCACTCACCTTTGAGTTTTGTATTATATTGCTTTCCACGCCAAGTAAATTCTGCCTTTCCTGCCTTTCTAGCATCAGCAAAAGAAGTGTCAAAATCTTTAGCAGCAGCACTCAGTTTTGCAGCAGGTGCTGGTTTTACTGGTGCTGGTTTTCTGCCTTGTGGAAATATGCTTGGATCACCTGAAGATGGAACACTACTTTTCTGCCCATATTCGTTAGTTCTTTGCCCATAAACAGCATTCTTAGATGCTTTAGCATCTCTTGCTTGAATACCCTTTTGAACATCCACACCAAAATTTGGTCCCATTTTACCAAACATTGTAGGATAACGTTCTTGACTGCCCGTAGCCCTCACAATTCCTTTAGCGAGTACATTACCACCTGCTTTAGCAATTGGTGTTAGTGCAGCGTCAGCAGCTATTTCGGCACCGAGTGCCAAAGGTCCTTTAGCAAGACCCTTCAAACCTCTGAGAAGTCTAGCACCTCTTGATAATGTAGCAACCGATGAAGTTGGAGGTTTAGGTAAAGAACCTTTTAAATTAAGTGCTGGAGTTTGACCACCTGGTCTCAATGGCGGTTTTACAGCAGGAGTTGGTGGTTTTACAGCACCAGGACCAAACTGTGGTTTTGGTGCTGCACCAAGATCTTTCATTGTAGGGACATTTCTAGATCCCAGTAATCCCCCAGTCTGAGGTGGTGTTTTAATCTTTGGGACTTCTACTTTAGGAGTGGATAAGTTTTGCTTGGCAGCATTATATGCACCACTCTTGTCTCCAGGAAAAGACAGTGTTCCCGATCTCAAAGATCCAGTAGATTTTTCACCAGTAGCACCAGGAATTCTAGTTGCTCGTCTTGGTTGCTCCTGAATGTTTTGATATGCTTCAGAAATATTTCTCAGGTCTTTAGAGTTCATTCCCAGATACACTTTTTAGGTATTTAGGAAACTACTTTACTGAACCCTTTGATCTTATCAAATTTGACTACATTCTCAAATTTGTCAAGCATATCTACCTTATGGGAGATAACAAATATGTTTGCGTCCTTGATAACATAACGAATAATCTTTAGAAACTCATCAGTTCCAAAACCATCAAGAGATGAGTCAAACACCTCATCCATAATCAACAGGTTAGTGTTAGCAGAGTTTTTAACACGCGCCACCTCACGCCAGGTGAAGAGTAGGGCAAGGTCTATTCTCATCTTTTCACCCTCACTAAAAGAACTATAAGAAAAGTCTTCGTGGATAGGGGACTTGATGGACTCACTGAACTCTTCGTTCAGATGGAAATTAATGTAAAAATCCATCATCTGAAGATAACGATTAACCTGTTGATTGATGAAAGGGAGATACTTCTTGATAATTTTTGTTTTTACGCCATCATCCTTTAAAAGGGAATAGGCAAAATCGTGATAGATGATTTCTTGTTTTTTGTCTACTAATTCTTCAATTGTATTGTGGAGATTAGTTTTAAACTCTTCTAACTTCTCATGTTCAGTATTTTTGTTCTGTAAGTTACTGGCAATAGTTTGAATTTCATGTTCAAGTTCTCGTATCTGTCTCTGGTTGAGGTTAATCCGAGTATTGTTTTGAGAAATGTCATGAGTTAGATTAGTAATCTCCTGGGATATGTCATTAAATTGACGCTCTCTATCTTGTTCAAACTTAATGGCGTTAACGAGTTCATCGTAACCTTCCTTCAGTTCCTTCGCCTTATCTTGAGCGTCACTAATTCTATTTAAGCGAAACTCTTCTGCTATGTCCTGCTGACAGGTAGGGCAGACCGTATTTTCCGCAAAGAACTGATGCTCTTTGGTAATTGTTCCTACCTTTTGAGAAATTTTACCCTTTAGATTGTTTAGTTTTGATAACTTTTGCCTTGCACCAGTAACCACCTCTTGTTTCTCAGTTTTACTCTTTACATCCTCTTCCAGAGAAGTGTTCGTCTCAATATACTCATCAACTTCTCCCATCAGAGAAGTAATTTTATCTTTATTAGATTTAATATTTTCCTTACCACGGTTCTCAAGTTCTTCAATAAAGTTGCTCTGCATCTTCATCTTATCTTTGAGATTTTCTCTCTTCAAATCAAGAGACTTGACCTGACTTTTCTTATCTTTGATAGTATCTTTGACAATATTATTCATCGCAGAGAAGATGCGAATGTCAAGCAAATCTTCAATAACTTCACGACGCTGAGATGAACTGAGTTGCATGAAAGGAGTAAACCCAGCAGAACCCAGAATTACAATCTGAGTAAAAGACTTATAGTTTAACTTAAGAATATTTTCTTCAAGAATGCGTTGCATGGAACGATCATCTGCTTCTTGATGTAACTTAGTTCCATTTACAACAATATCAAATACACCAGGTTTGATACCACGACGAACCAGGTATTGACGAGAGTTTACAGAGAATTCAATTTCAACTATACAATCTCTTTCATTAGAGGTGTTGACGAGTTGAGGTTTATTAATCTTACGATATGGTTTATTAAACAAAACAAAAGTCAAAGCATCCAAAACAGTTGACTTACCTGCTCCGTTTGTTCCGACAATTAAGTTGGTGCTTTTGCTTTGGAAATCAACTTCTGTAAAGGAGTTTCCGGTGCTTAAAAAATTACGCCAGCGAATTTTTTGGAAGGTAATCATTTATGTAAGTAATCATATTATGAAGAGTTTGGGGATTTTCTTTTAACAATCCCAGAGATGTATTACAAGCACGACATAACAACGCTCTGACTTCACCAGTGTCGTGGTTATGGTCTACCTGCGGAGTTTCCATATCACACTCACATATCTTACACTTATTCTGTTGTTTAAGTATCATAGCAGAAAACTCTTCCGTCGTCAAACCAAATCTAGATTTTAATCTGTATGCTTGACGATATTCAAAATTATTACAACTATTATTTTGTCTTCTCTTATTTTTTTGGCCCTCATCAAGTTTATGATATTTTTCTTTTTCTCTTTTCCTATAACACTCTTTACAAATACTTTTATATGTGTCTACAGTTCTAATGTATCCATTTCCAGCGGTAGTTCCTGCTCTACCAGCAATATGAAAATTATCTATGGATTTTTCAATAGAGCAATCTCTACATTTTTTAATTTTTTCCATAAAGTGGAATAACTTTCAACTATTTATAATTATTCCACTTTACGTATCTTTATGGTCCGACTTCGGCGGAACAACTATGTCATTAGGAGTTATGACAGCATACCGATAGTTGTAAAGTCTACAGGTTCTTATGGCAAGTGGTCCATTAACCTCCACAACTTCTAATTCAGTAGGATCTTCTTCTTCCTCAAGTTGCATAGCATATCTTTCGGCATCATCTTCTTCCTCAAACAAAAACAAGACTTTCTCACCATTCTTGTTCTGAACGGCATATGCACCCTCTTGTTTTTTGTCTTTAAGGGTAAGAAGAAACATTACTCAACCTCGCACGCTTGATCATAGATCTTCTGCAGAATACCTTTGATGATACTTTTATCACAGTCCATCTCTGCCTCATCAATATATCTATTCAGAAGGGAGATTGTGTTTTCCGAATCATCTGCCTCAAATTCTTCATTCTCCTGGATTTCAAAGTTATCAACAATCTTGAGTTCTTGAACTCCAATACTATAAAGTTTGTCAAGAAATTTTTCAAAATCTTTAGGTTTAGTTTTTTTCTTGACAATGACCTTTACAATTTTTGCCTTGTATTTGGTGGCATCAAAAAGTTTATAATTTGTATCTTCGTAATAGATGTTGTAGAAGATGCTGTAAGGGTTGTCAACATGAAAATGCTCCAGAGTCTCAGTATCAAAGATTGTGAACCCTCTAGGGTCATCCACATCGTTCCAGTACATCTCATAGGGATTACCTAAGTAGAAGATTCGTCCGTTGTTTGATCGTGTATGGTAATGACCCGAAAATGTCCGCTGGAACTTCTCAAATAATTTGCCGTCCATACCGTCTTCCATGACGTGTCCGCGATGCGCTCTAAATCCGTTGAGCTCAAGGTGCCCCATCGCACAGTTGCTAGTTGAACCTTTAATAGATAGGATGCTTTTTTCAGTATTGTCCGCATTGATCCAAGGAATAAACAAAACTTGTAGTCTATCTAGATTCACCTCAGTGCATTCTGAATAGATTTTTACATTTTTATATTCTTTCAACAACAAATCTACAGTATTAACTTCGTTTGTATTCTTATAGTATGCCGTATGGTTACCAACAATAGTATGAACAGTGATGCCCATATCTCTCAAACGGTTATAATATGTTTCCTTTGCCCAATCAATTGCCCACAGATCAATACTCCGACGATTGTCAAAAGTATCTCCCATATCTACAACAGTAGTGATGTTATGTTTTTCTAGATACGGGAAAAAAATGTCATCATAAAATTTCTTAAAATGATCATGAAGAAACTTAGAAGACTTTCGTGCTCCAAAGTGTTGATCTGTGATAATGGCAATCTTCATCTATTCTTATAAGTGATGTTATCCTTAATCGTGTTGTAATCAGAACTACTACCAGCAAGAGCAGTATCATCAACCATCATGACTTCATCAAATCCAGTCTTTTCAATAATCTTGGTCTTGATCTCCAGTTGTTTCTTCTCCTTCTGGATGCGTCTCAGAAAGGCGTAATGAATAATCTGGGTAAAGTATGCAAATGGATTCTTAGACTTCTCTGGGTCAAAGTTATGAATGTATTGGACACAGTTCTCAATACCATCAGAGATCATGTCGTCTCTGAACATGTAATTAACAAAGTTTGGTTTATAAGAAAGGTGTGTAGCAATCTTTAAAAAACATTCACCCAAATAATTACTGATTAGTGGTTTTCCTTCCCAACGCTTTGAGCGATCTTCCTTCGTAGGTTCTCTACCATACCTACTAACAAACTCTTCTTCTACTTTTGATCTATAAACAATGAGTGCCTCTAGCAACTCTTTGTTGTTTACGTAGTGCTCGGATTTCTTTTTAGACATAACATCACTTTATTGAATATACTTGATGTTTATATTATAACACATAATTAAAGCTTGACAAGATGCCCAAATGTGAGTAGAGTGCCTTTGTGAGGTTTCAAGGATTGGCTTTAGATTTCTTTGTTATCTTTAAGTTTATAGAGATCCTCTAGCATCTGTCTAGCATCTTCTACTGTTGTTACGTATCCCATCTTTTTAGTAACTTCAGATTGATTACTAGAGGTCCCTAAGAGTTGATCACCATCATCATCTTCTTCTTGCTCATCGTTTAAATAATTATTATAAAACTGAATGATTCTTTGATCTTTAATTTCAGTTATAGTAATAATTTTATCAAGTTTTACAATAAAGAAATCATCGCCAGGTATCTGAAGCCATGGTTTGATTTTGATAGCATATCCATTACGTGTTTCAATATGTTTCATGATAACAGGATTTTGAAGAACTAGCACAGGATCTTCATCATTATCATCAACACAGGCAAGTGCGAATACTTCTTCACTAGTAATTAATTTGACCGTACAATAAAATTCTTCTCCCATTAGCTCCTTAGCGGTATGTTTACAATATCGTAATTAAAATTTTCTTCATTATAGACTTTAATTCTTTCAATCAAATGGTTAAGAGTATAATTTTTCCTGGATTTGTAGGATATATCGTCAGCGATATCATATAGAGTTGCTTTTGTTTTGTTGTTCCCTTTTCTGAGAACTCTGCCAATTGATTGAAGGTTACGTATTCTGGATTTAGAAGGAGAAGCAAAAATAACATTATGCAAATTTTTAATATTAATGCCAGTACTGAATGTTCCGTATGAAGCAACAATAATTGCGTTGTTTTCATTTTCAGTAATTTCTCTTACTTGTTCTCTGTCCTCTGTTTGGACACCCCCATGAACAAAGAATACATGTCGTTCATCAAGTCTACCAGTATTTATTAAGTCATATAGTGGTTGTCCATGTCCTTCTACTCTGGCAAATAAAATTAGAGTGTTACCTTTGAGATCAAGTGCTAGGTTGCGAATGAACTTATTACGTCTTTCATGATTTATGATATACTGGACCTCTTCTTCAAAGTTTTCAAATTTATGAGCAGGGTGCTTCAGTAGTAGTACATTAATATCCAACTTAGCAACATACCCCTTCTTCATTAACTCTTCAGTTTTGATAATC